AATCGCGCAACTTGTGGAATAGAATTTTAGCATCTGGCATTGCCTTTTGATAAAGGGCGCCAAACTTATCATCATTCAGAATATACTTTTCCGCTAGGTTGTGAACTGCAGTCCCTCTACCAGAGGCCTTTGTAGATATCTTATCTGCTTCTTGTTCGCCAACTCGGGACCGCCATTTCTGGATACTGTCTTTTGTAGTCAGGCCTGTAACAGAAGTAACGGATGGAACTTTTGCCCCATCTGGTAACACATACTGTCTTGGCTCACCATCAATTCTTTCAAGTTTGTCAAATTTGTAATTATCTATTTTTACATCAAAGTTTATTCTGTTCATTAATAATACCAATCTAAATTTGTATTTGCACTGTAAATTTCGTATTCATTGTTTTGGCTGTTGTTAAGTTTGTCGTAAACAATCTTAGCTATCTGAGCATGCTCTTCTTTGGTCCAGTACCGCATCATCTCATCCTTCTCTCTTTGTACTACGTTATCATACATCGTTGAGTTTGGAAAAATATAATTTGGTATGTCAATTCTTGGATTCATGTTCCATGCATCAAACATTAACCACTTGCAACCTATTGTTTGCAACCTATGAGTAATAGCTAAGCACATGACTATATGCATTTGGTTAAACCACATTTTATTGAAGAATGGGCCAAATGTTAAATCTGTTAGAGCCTTTGCTTTTTCATCTACTGTTCTTTCAGACAAAGCGCTAAAGAATCTCTTGGTTACAAGATTACCATCCACTTCATTAATGTCACCTGGCAACTTTGGTGCTGGGGGTTTGTGATTTAGGTTGACACCAAACTCAAACCTCTGATTATCAGATAGAGCTATGATAACAATATCATCTTGTGTTAGGGGCAGCGTCGCTACTAACCTAGCCATCCTCCAATTGCTGCCACCAGGAACAGATAGGTTCTTATATGGCAAAGAGAGGAGGTCAGCTAGCTGTCTAGGCCAAACTGACTCAATCCTTTCTTGTTCTACTTTGAAATTGAACCCGTAGGTAAAGCTGTCACCGATAGCATACAACATTGCCATAATATATTTTGGTTCTTATACAACCTTAAATGTAATCAACTTACCGTTACCTTCAACTGTTCTCTCTTCCTCTCTTATACCAAGAATGTAGAGATCTGCATTAGAGTCAACCGTGGTGTTGGATACAGTTATTGTTCCTTCTACCACTACAGCATAGGTATTGGGGGGGATAGCATACGACCCACTAACTGTAATAGTTGCAACATCAGTTGCATAACTGTTGGATTGTCCACGAAACGTAACCATTGTTAATACTGGGACAGCATTACCACTCTCTAGTTTAACAATGTTATTACCAAATACATTTTCTGGCACATATGCTGTGCCAGGCTGATATGAGAAACCAACTAAGTCGCTATTCGTTTGGCACTCGGTTACAGTTATGGGACCAGAACCTTCACACACATATAGAATATCAGCTCTTGCTTTATAGACGCTGTTCGAGTATGACATTGGAAGTGAGGTTATATATTGATTTGCAACCCCCTCATATCTCATAAGGTTTATGCCATCAACTTGTTTTAGACCATAATATCTCATAGGAAGTTACCTTTCTTAACTTCCATTTCGTGGGAATGGATATATGTGTTAGTCGTTGGATCAACATAACCATATACCCATGTTTGTACACCAGGTAATTTGGACTGAATGTCAACACGCTCAACCAAATCAGGATTACCACAAACTTTGTAATCCGTGGTGTTGCTGTTAACAACAGTTACGTCTGGAAATATAATGGACTGTTCTGGGTCTGACATATTAGAATCCGTGATAGTTATAGTGCTAGTAAAGGATATTTATGCTATGCACATTTTAGCTTCAGAAGCTTACCTATCCAAATCCCAATTCAGTCTTGGCAATGATATACTTCTTAACAAATCCTGATCTCACTATATCATCCACCAAAAACTCAATATAGTCAACATCTGCGACAGTATTTAAGATCTTCATAAAGTCCTTTAGGCCAGACTTATCCTTTGTTGACTGGAGATCTGTCTGTCTATAGTCACCACAGAAGATGATCTTGGAATAGTCACCCACTCTTGTAATGACCGAATCAAGTTCACCAAATGTCATGTTCTGGATTTCGTCTACAAGGATGATTGTGTTATCTAATGTAAGACCTCTTATAAACGATGTTGACATAAACTCAATTACGCCAGCCTCTTTAAGTAGGTCGTACCCATCAACTCTTTGGGTTAGACAATTAATGATTTCTCTATATGGTTGCTCGTATACGCTTAATTTTTCTTCTAGTGTTCCTGGCATGAAGCCCACATCTCTTGTTGGAACACAACTGCGGACTATTGCAATGCGTTTGAACGCTTTATGCTCTATAACTTCTTTTAGAGCGAGGTAGAGGCTGACGAACGTCTTTCCAGTGCCTGCGATACCGTGTAGTAGTAAATGAGATTTGTAGAATGATTCAAATACTTTCTGTTGCGCTTTTGTTATTGGATATATCTGATGTAGCTTGACTCCTTGCTGATGTTGGTTACCGTTAACTGCTAGTCGAAGTTTCTTCTTAGCTTTGTTTGGCATTGAGTACTACCCTTTGTTACCATGTGTTGACGTTGGACCTCTTATGATGGGATTTTATATTTTTAAGGACGTCACGGAACCCAGCATCTGGCTTTTTAAGACCGAGGCGTATTGGATCTCCGATGGGCGGAGCCTGTGTGATAATGGTCTTCAAATGAGGATTGGCAACGAGGTACTCTTCTCGTGCGGAGATTGACATGAACTCCTCATGGACCTCACCCGTAAGGGTGTTTTCAAATGTGTATGTAGGCATATGTTTATTTATCTATCTTGAAATCTTTGCCTGTAAGATTATTGACAAATTCAATAAATTTTTCTGCTTCCTTTTTTTTACCATTCACTGTCATAAAAATTACGGCTGCACTGACCCCGGCGAGTGTGCCCTTGGTTGCACCTTGGAAATACATCCAGGTACCAAATACACAACTCATAAAAAACCAGAGAATGTGGATTGCATATTGTTCTATCATTATTAGCGCCTATAGTCTAAGTCGTAATCATCAAACAAGTCTTCTTCCATGTCTTCACTTGAAAGTCTCTTTAGCGTGTCAAGATCGTGGCCTCTTAAAGCATTACGAATATGCTTCTCACTACGGTCCTTCTGCTTTGGTTTAGATGGGCGGTCCTCATAATCCTCAAAGCGCTGGTTACGAGAATACTTCTTGATCGTCATGGAACTATAAACCTCTTACTTAACATCATCCGGTAGGATATCAGGGAATGCTAACTTAGCAACATCAGCTGTGATTCCCTTATACAGCTTATGTAGTTTCTTGTCCTTGGCAGCAATCAACATCAATGCTTCAGGACCAGGAAGGGATTCTAGAATAGTAATGAATATATTCTCACGCTTAATCTTGTTGAGGTTCTGACCTGGCTGGTCAACTAGGTAACCCATCTTACGAGATTCAGCATGGAGGTAACCACGATGGTAATCGTACTGGTTCTCAGGCACTGGCTTATAAGGAGGTGCTCCTTCTGGCAAAGCTGCTGCTACATTAGGATGAAAGGCTAGCTGAAGAACACTCTTCATAGCAAACGAATCATTTGCCTTTAGGACATCAGCTCTTTCCTGCTTTGTCTTATAGCGGCAAGCAACTTCAAACACATCACATACGTTACTGTTCATTAGAATTCTCCAATATGTTCCATTAAGTTTTTTAACTTGAATTTGATAAAGTAATTAAGTAGGTCTGCTTTCTTCTTACCTTCTTGCTCATTATATTGAGCAAGAATATTCTTATAGACCTCACTTGGAATCTTCGATAGGTCTACTAGTGCCTCGTTTCTCTTATAGCCACGGAGCATGTTTTGGTCACAAAAGTCTTCTGGATTAGAATGCTTGACCCACTGGTCAAGACTCTTCTGGCGAACTGGCTTCTGTCTAGTACCAGAGATGAAACAATCATCACCTGATAGGAAGTTAGGAATACCATCACCAGAGTCACCCCTCATAATATGTTCCTTGAGATATAACTCAGGATTCTTATGAGAGATAAACTTCTTACGGACCGGATCGTACTGAGTGACGTTGACAAACTTCTGAAGCTGGATGAAGTCCTTATCCCCAGAGAGGATAAGAATCTTTTCTGCACTGCCTGTCATTAGCAATGAACCATTGTGGTGAACAAGGGCTGAGATAATATCATCTGCTTCTGCCGTCTCGATCTTTAGGACTCGATATGGAAAGTACTCCTTCAGCTCTTCCCGAATCTTATTGAAGCACTCGAAGATCGAGGTCCAATCAATATCAGATTCCTCTCTAGCCTTCTTTCGGTTGGCTTTGTAGTATGGGTAGATCTTTCTACGCCAATAGTTCTTATCGTCACATGCAATAACAATCTCGCCATACTCTTCACCAAACTTTTGTTTGTATGAACGAATGGCATTTAAGACCATGTGTCGAACAAGGCCCTCTTCTATTTTGGCATCAGTATGGTTCCCAAGCTGCATCATCAGGTTGGAAATCATTACTTGGTTTAAGTCAACGATTATCATGTAGGTTCTTCTTCATTAGGGTCTAGCTCATCATCGAAACTTTCGAAATCTGCTTTGACCCATTCACTATCCAGAAAAAATTCAAGTCTGTTAAAGTATTTATCAAATTCATCTACAAACGAATGTAGAGGATGATGTTCTTCCCTATACCGTAGTATAATGGAAAAGATTGCTTCCCTCAACAGCAAGACATCCTTTCTGTCAAAGTCTTCTGTCTCAAAACCATATGCTCTGAGCAACATCATTGTCTTATTGAACACATCAGTTG